TAGATGTCGTGGTTAGATACACCTCCACCAAGAGCACCTCCGTTACCGGAGTTGTTGGCTTCCTCAATACACCATTGTTCTTGGTTCTCAAGAAGAATAGCGGTATTAAGGCGGGTGTGATCGTCTTCAATGGGTGCCACACTATCGGAAGAGTATTCAAGAACAGGTGCCCACTTCTCAAGAAGTGTATCTGCTCTATCTCTATCAATAAATGATTGTGGTTTATTCATTAGACGTTTCCTTTCATTTTACCTCATGGGATCTAGTCCCAAGTTACTCAGGTGGCAAGCACCTCATTGTTCAGGGGTGAAATTATTTGTGAGACCTTTTTAACTCATCTAAATATGGGTTACGAGACTCAGGCTTTTTCTCCTCTGTGATTGGTTGTACCGGGGCATCAGCTTTGACCTTACGCTTTTTAAATGCCTCCTCTTTAAGTACTGAAAGTCTTTCATTTTCTTTTTTATCAAATAACTTAGCAGTATAGTTAAAATTTTCTTTAATAAACTCAGGTGATTTGTCACCAAGAATCTTTACTAAATATTCTTTTTTCTTTCCTGGTAAACCTGAAGTTTTATTTTCAAGTAACAAAGAAGCTGTTTTTTTGTTATAAGCTTCCTTAAGAACGTTATTTTGTTGTTGAAGCTTATTAACTTTATCGGCTAACTCATCAATTTGAGTCCTACCATCCATCACTGCCTCTTTTACTGATTCACTCATTAAGCTAGAATCTACAGCAAGAACTTTTCTCAAATTAGATAAAACTTCTCTAGCAGTTCTGTTCTTAGTAGCTTCTTCAATAGCTTGTGTTGGAACTGACTCTTCTAAATATTCATCGAGATAATCAGAAACACTTTCTACTAGAGTGCTTTTAAATGTATCTGCTTTACTATTAAGCTCAACTTCATATTTTTTAACTACATTTACAAGCTTAGTAGCATTATTATGATCAACTGCTTCAACCACTCTCTTTAATTTATCAGTATGATCTTTATCAATTGCACCTACTAACTCTTCAAGTTTTGCAGCGTATAGCTCATCTTGATTAGTTAGTGCAGACTCAACTGATAACTGAATTTTTTCTTCAATAGCAGTTTCAATTTGCTTTACTGAATCTTCAGTAAGAACCTCTTCTGCTTGCTCAGGTAATGATTTTTCGTTTTTCATATTTAAAAGAGTGGTTTGTCAGTAGCGCGATCGATTTTTTTCGCAATTTTATCTTCAATTACGCTCTTTAAATATTTATGTGCCCCGGCGTAATTTTTACTAGAAAGTTCTTGAATAAACTTTATAATTTTGTTTTTTTGTTCAGCCATAATATTATTTATTAAATTGATTTAATAAAGCTAAGAATTCTATTCCTTAAAAATATATCTATATCCTTTTTTGGTAACCTTTGTAGTGATTTTTCAAAGTTTTCATATACTTCTTCATATTTATTATCACCAGTTACCACCCATTGTTTGGATTCTAATATACCATTTACAAATGCTTTTGGGTAAGAAGGGTCAGCTACACAGTCAATAGCTACTAATTTCATATTAGTTACTGTACTATGATCAGCTCCTTCCTCTAAAGTACCTAAAGCTCGTGACGACATACCTACCTTAACACCGTCATTTACTAAAGATCTTACAATCTGCCCACAAGGTGTAGTTAAAACTTTTGACTTTCCATAAAAAACATTACCGTCTTGTGTTATCTCGGTTACCATGTGACATGCTCTCTCGAGATCTACATCAGCGGTAGTAGGGTGATTAAGTTCTCCCATAGCTCTCCCCGGTTTAACCATTTCTGTTATATAACGCTCGGTCTCTCTTGTTAATTCATCTAAAGGATACATTCTATTATTACGATTTACACCTTCTGCCATCATATAAGGGCCTTTTATAAAAAGATTAGTTTCAGCATTTCTATCTGCTTGCTCTTCAATATATTCGAACTCGTCGTTTATATCAGGGTTTTCAACAACCAAGTTAAGTTTTAAAGCCATATATTTATTTATTCATTTTTTGAAAATAAGCTCTTTTTCTGTTAAAATAATAAACTTATACCCTCTTTTTTTACTATATTCACGAGCTGCTTTCCATTTTGCTTGATTGGTTATAAAAGTTTTTTGTTCATATAGAAGATGTCTTCGATTTCTATACTTAGTTTTTGGTGGTGTTGTTTCCCTAGAGTGTTTTATTTCTACTAAGTACTTAATTAGCTTGTTACCTTCTAATATCTCAATGTAATTATCTACATAATATTTGTGGCCTCTATTATCTAAAGGGCTCATATATGGTACTATTACGTTTTCGCTACCCCATTTTTTTACATTTTTATTATCGTCACAAAATCTAAAAAATTTAAGCTCTAATCCCGACCTATATATAGCTTTACTACCTATAAATTTATTAGGATTTTTAGGTACAAATACACCTTGTCTCCATTTTTTCATCCTACAATAAATAATGTTGGATCTGCATCACCAAGACCTGGGGATGCACCTTCGAGTAGTTTTTGTTCTAATTCAGCTTTCTTTTGCTGACCTTCTTGTAATAAATCATAGTTTAAAGCTCCCCCTCCGAGTAAATTTACTGAACCAAACTTTCCTCTTACCCTGCCTATAGTTATCATACATAATGCTAAAGCGTATTCATATATCCACTGCTCCATTATAACGTTACGAATTGGCTTTTCTAAATAACATGAGATTACACCATAAAATTGATCATCATTTGGCTGGGGATACATTTGCATATATTGTGTTCTAGGATCAAATTTAATATCTCGTTTAATAGCTAATATTTTTTCACGAGTATCAATCCATTCTTTTAATGTATACCAAGATACAAGATCAAATCGATAGTTACCGAGAGCATAACTAAAATATGTTTGTTGCGCTAAAGTTTGTTCTAATGTAAATAGAGTGTTAATTCCTGTAGTTGAACCTTCTTCAAATTGAGTTACGTCAACTACTTTTCTATAATCCATAATATCATAATCAAATACATTTTGATAATGTGTTGCATTTGAAGCTGATCCTTCGAAAGTTAAAGTATGTCTTGGAGTTTTCGTAAATAGACCTGTAAGTGATTGACCTAATAAAGAACCAGCTGGTGTCTGTAAAGATGTAATAGTTGAAACTAAGGTATGATCAAATAATTCGAATTGCTGTATTCCATTTTGTCCTCCGGATATTGTAGTAAATGTTGCTGAAAGTGAACCAGATAATACTGCAGTATCACCAGTATAAACTGGATATTTAGATGTTTCAAAATTTCCTGATAATATAGATGACGTACTAACATAAACTGATTCAGGAGTGGTTCCGATAAAAGAAGAGCCCGGGCCTAGTGGGTTAGTTCCTGCTACTCTTCTAGCATTTGTATCTAAGTTAGTGTTAGCTAGAGTATAAAGTAGATCTAATCTAATACCTTTATTTGTTTCATACATATCAGAATCAAATATAAGATATTCTTTAGTATAGCCTGCATATTTAGTAAAATATTCTACTGCTATTTGAATGTTTTCTCTAAGTTGATCAGTATGTATTTCTAAACTAACTATGGGGTAACCTAATGCTCTTTTAATTCTATCTCCAAGTCTATCGTAAGTTTCTATTTTAGAATTAAGATTAGTAGATAAAAAAGCAGAAAGGGGCTGAATAGTACATGCAAGTGCCATAAAATTATTTATTCAAGCATAAATAATAATATGCCAGAAGCTCCAACAAGTAATATAGGAAGTAGTTATTATAACAATAATGAGTGTAGATCATTTAATATTAAGGTGAGTACAGCGATGACACGTTTATCAGGTGTAGATTCAACAGCGCCATTTTTAGGTCAACTGTGCTCTGAAGTTTATATAGTTAATAAAACTGGACAAACGCTTTCGCTGTTTGATCGCGCTGAAGCTTGGGGAGATGCAGAAGCTATAAATCCAAGTAGAGCGTTTATTTTAAGCGACGGTGAAAGTGTAACTTTAATGGGATTAACAAATGTTAATCAAGTTTCAGCTAAAACTGGTGCTAGCAACGGGTTTATTTACTACAGAACCCAATATTTTAGTTCTAATCCTATACGGTAAAACTTAAACTTCGGCTGTTTCAATCTCGTCAGTCTCAGTCTCAGCTTCTACATCAACAGTAGTATCTGTATCTGCTGGACCGCCACCAAATTCAGGTATAGCGCCCTCTGCTCCACCTCCAACACCTGCCCCTTCGCCGCCTACAGCTGCTTCACCGCCTGCTACTTCACCAGCAACTGCTTGTTCCTTCCATGCTGGGCCAGCTGCTTGAATTTGTGATAATTCCCATTGGAGTTCTGCATCTTTTCTTAAAAACTCTCTGTTAGCTAAAATATCTTTATCTTTCCATCCGAGATACTTCTTTTGAGCATAAGTTGCTGATACGAATTCAGATGAAGCTAAATTATTGAAGTTACCTGCCTTAAGTTCTAATCTTTGATTTTCTCTTAATTCGTAAAAATTAGTTGGTACATTAAAGTCTATCTCAATATTTTGTTCATTAAGATCAAGCTTTTTAAATATACCCATTAGTGTTAAATGGGTAATAAAACCTTTTTTAAGACCTGCAGCGAATCTTTGTTGCTGTCTCATTACAAAACGAGCAAATTTTAATTCTTCTCTTAATATTGTTGATCCATCAGCAGAAGCTTGGTCGTTAGGATCAAGTCTAGTTGACGGTACTTTTAATGCTCTATAAAGTTTTTTGATAAAGTACATTAGGTCAGACAACTCACCTAAGTTTGCACCTCCAGCTAGCTGTGATACTGTAGTACCTTCAGAACCCTGTCTTCTAGCGAACCAAAAAGCATCAAGCATTGATTGTGGATTAAACTTTTTAACGACATCATTTTGATCTAAATCAAAAGTTTTCTTTGACCAATAATTTGAAATAAGTTTCCTCAAATACGCTTCTGCTTTTGGAGGAGCCATGTTTCCAACATCTACATTAAATACTAGACGCTCCGGAGCTCTTACGAGTCTGTAAATTACAATAGCGTCTTCTATTAAAGATAACTGTCTATAAGGTCTTCTAGCATTTTCTAAAAAGGGGATAACAAAGTTTTTAGTTTCATTATATACACCAGAATTAATATAAGTAATCTGGTTTTCATCCATAGGAATAAATTCCACTTTTTCTACTTTATTAGGTTTATCTGGAGCAAATATAGGTTTTCTATAAATGAACCCCTTTACAAGCATATTTTGAATATTATTATAAACAGGGTCAATTATTTCTGCGGGTAAGTTCATAACTCCAAGTATACCATCTTCAACATACCCTTCATGAATAATTTGCTCGAAAAATAATTCCCCTTCAACTAACAATTGCCTAAAGTAGGTCCAGCCTTTATTTTTTAAATCATAATATTCGACATATCTATGAAACTGCTTCTCTAACTCACTTTTTTCTTCGATTGTTAAATCAACCTCTTTAAGATGTAACTTTGTAATCCATCCTGAATCATCAGGGTTAATGGTTTCGTCACATATTTCATCTAATGCATCAGCTACTTCAGAATACGCAGCAATAATCCTGTAATCTCTTAATCTACCTTGCTTATCTTCTTGAATGTTTGCGTACATTACATCACCAAAAGAAGAGTCTTTTGCAAAATCACCTATAGGAATATTATTATATGGGTTAGAGGAGGATATAGAAGCTTTTGCTAGAGCTTCTGCGCGTTTCATACCCGTCTTTTTAAAAATATTATATTTAGGATTTAGCTGATCACCTTCAGGTTCGACATTTGAGTATGGTAATCTATTTTGAATATATTGTACTAAGTTTCTACCAAAGGTTGATGCGCGTCCGTCATTCGTTACATAAGAACGATTTTGTCCTGGAGTTGTAGATGAATCTGCCATTGTTTATATTTATTCTAGGTTAAGGATAGAGCTAGCGGCTTGATAAGATGAAGCCCAACCAGCTTCGTTTGCTGTTACGAATGTAAACTTACCGGTACCGCTTAATGTTGAAGTAGGTATAAAAATGCTTACTATATTATTAGTAGCTATATTATATAAACTATCATCAAGTTTATAAGCACTAATAGTGCTTGATTTAGCTGAAGTAATTTCTTGGTAATCAGTAAAGAAATTAAGCTTATTAGCGCTGATATATAAAGAGTTACTATAGTTTAAAGATGTACCATAAAGAATAAAATTATTACTCTGTGAGGATAACACACTAGTTTGATTTCTTAATTGTTCGAAAACTCCTGATGTTGTATAAAATATATTCGTGAATTCCGGAATTCCTGATACAGTAATAGTTTCAGTATAGTTAGTTGGTACATCTGCATTATAACTTGATAATGCCCCATACCCTTGATTGGTATATGATTCAACAGATATCTGTTCTTCTAACGGGGAGTATATTCTATTTTGTAAATCTACTGCTATAAAATTATTATCAATCTTATATATATTACCTACATTATCTTTTTCTTCCGGGAATAACCACCCCTTTATTGTAAACGATGTATCAACAGTAATTCTAAATTTTTCTGAATATGTTGTATCTGTTGGTGTTGAATAAGCGAGATTACCGCTCCAAAGAACTTCACTTCTAATTTCTTGATCATAATCAAATCCTATATCTTCAGGTACTTTCCAAGAAAGAATTATATAAGGGTTATTATATGGAACAAAATTAGAAACTATTTGATCAACATCTTGCATATACCGAGCAAGTATTGACATGCTTACCTCTAGATTAACTGGTACAGGCATTAAAAATTTAGTTGAAGATTTTGCATCTTCTTCTTTTTGCGCGGGTACAATTGATGTTGCTAATTTATTAAAGACTCTTGATTCATCTCGAGATATACTATCAAGATTTATAGCTACTACTGGTAAGTTAATGTTTTGAGCTTTGTTTATAATATCATACATTACCCTCTGTTTTGGTGCGAAAACATATCTTACATCAATATTAGACTTTGCATTTCTATTTTTATCAAAACGACTTATTACTGTATCATCAAATGCAGCAACAAACTGTGTTAATAAATTTTTTATTTCAAAATGAAAAGCTCTATTCTTCATACCGTCTTATATATTTATTACAAAAACCTATCAATGAAATATTTCGG